TTTACAACAATATTTCTTGAAAGGAGGAACAGACAATGTTCCAAAATGACTTAGAGTTTCAAAGAAAACTCGGAGAATTTTTAATTTTTGTAAGTGGCAGAGATGCTGCCTACACTACGGTATGCGATAGACGCCGTCAGTATAGAGATATGCTTGACGACCCCTATTTCAAGCGTAGACCAAAATCACTTGAGAGAATCGATACACTGTATGTGTTGTTCGATAATCTCAAAGCTATGATGGACGATTCTGAAATGTAATCAGAAATCATTTAGCTTAACATTTTATAGGCAAGGAGCGTTTATCGCTCCTTCCTAATTTAAGGAAAGGAGGCCATTGAAATGGCAACTAATCGAGAACAAAGCTTTATTAATTACTTTGATCTTCCCAATCCAGGATTACGGGCTTATTTCGAGCACGTACGAGATGGGAATGACGAAGAGTATCGCACAACTTTCTTCAAAAACAAGTCACTGGAAGAAATTCTTGCAGGTTGGGAACCAACTCTTACCCAAATCGAAGGTGAGTGGCCAACTCTGTTGGAATTTGAAAATGACTTGCGTAAGAAAGTCGGACCTATGTCGATTATGAAACCTCTTAAAGATAGGATCACTGACATAGATTCTTACTACGAATCGATCTCCTTAGATTCGACGCCAATATCTGAAGCAGCAGTCGCAGCTACTTTAGAATGGTTCAAACCTCTGCGCGGTTTGAGAATACGTGACCAGCGTAATACATTAGACGTGATGAAAAAGTCCACCAACAGTGGATCACCTTACTTCACCAAGCGTCGAACAGTTGTGAAGAAAACTATACCATGCACATTAGATCAAGAAGGTATGCTTCAAAATCTGCCCACAGGTATGTGGAATACGTGCGCGGTATTAGGTTGGAGAGGCCAAGAAGGAGGCCCAACAGCTGATGATGTTAAACAGCGAGTTGTATGGATGTTCCCTTTCGCTGTAAACATTGAAGAATTAAGACTTTATCAACCCCTGATTGAGTCATGTCAAAAATTCAATCTTGTACCTGCTTGGGTTGGCATGGATGCAGTTGATGAAGAAATAACTAAATTATTTGATACGAAAGGTTCGAACGATCTGGTCGTATGTACGGACTTTTCAAAATTTGACCAGCATTTTAATAAAGATATGCAACAGTGTGCTAGAGATATCTTAGAGAAACTAATGACTCCTAGCTCCCTACGCGATTACTGGTTAAATACAGTATTTCCAATCAAATACAATATACCTCTTGCGTATGATTGGAACAAGGTGCGTTTTGGACCACATGGTATGGGAAGTGGTTCCGGCGGAACAAATGCCGATGAAACGTTAGTTCATAAAGCCTTACAATACGAAGCAGCTCTGTCCCATAATGCAGAGTTAAACCCTCATTCAATGTGCTTGGGTGATGATGGCTTGTTAACTTACCCAGGAATCACAGTTGATGATGTAGTGTCAGCGTACTCTAGCCATGGTCAGGAAATGAACACTGATAAGCAGTACGCTAGCAAACTAGACTGCACATACTTGCGTAGATGGCATCATAAAGATTATCGTATAAATAATGTATGTGTGGGCGTTTACTCAACCTACCGAGCTTTAGGTAGATTGGCTGAACAAGAACGCTACTATGACCCTGAGGTGTGGGGTCCTAAAATGGTAGCATTGCGACAATTATCAATACTGGAAAATGTGAAGTATCATCCTTTACGCGAAGAGTTCGTGGCCTATTGCATGAAAGGGGATAAATATAGATTGGGTATTGATATTCCAGGCTTTCTAGACAACATTGAGTTGGAAGCGAAGAAAGCTACTGACTACATGCCAGACTTCTTAGGCTACACCAAGTCGTTGCAGCTTGATGGCCGATATAACGAATCCAAGAGTGGTATTGAATCTTGGTGGATAGTAAACTATCTGAAGTCCAAAGCTTAAAGTTGGGGGTTATAC